CCAACGATTGTCACCGCTGGAATGACAAAATCATTTGAGAATTTTCACAGGTTCTTTAATAAATTAGTATTCATTTCAACAGCGATAATAGCAGCGAAAGAAGTGATAGTTTCACAATCTATTGGATAAAAAAATAAAAAAAGTTCTGGATTCATTGGCGAACATTGCTGATGGTGTGGAAGGCCGTCAGGCTTGACAAAATGGGTTTAGTCCGCTTAGTCCAAATTTAAAATTTCTTACGTCTTTATATGTTCTTATGAAATATCAACAAAATTCTCATATTTTTACAATTTAAAACATTGAAACAAATTACAATTCAATACTTTAAAAATGTTTGAATCTTCTATTCATAGGTTCAAACAAACGGGAACCCGGAGTACGGTTTATTTAATATTGATCTGTATTTTGACATAGTTATTTGACAAAACAGCTTTTGGTTTCGGGGAAAATGTTAAATAAACTTAATTCAGTAGACTATTTTATGTATGTTGTTAGTAGGTCATATTTATTCAATTATTATTAGGAAAATATATTATGGGAAAATATTCAAATATTGTTTCAAATGTTAGTGCTAACGTAGCTGCTGATGTAAACATAACCGACGCCGGAAGCATAATTACCGCAACGGAAGTTGAAGGAGCATTGCAGGAAAACCGCACAGCTATAAATTTAAACACAGCAAAATCAACCAATGTATCAACCAATTTATCAGAGGGAACCGCAAGCGAAACCACAGTCGATGTCAACTCCAGTGATGGAACCAATGCCACCCTGGTTTCGGCATCTACATCCAGAGCGGGATTACTAACCAAAGCAAAGTTTGATGAGATTGCTGCAAATACAGCCAAGGTATCTGATATAAATCATAACGTACCTACTGCATTATCAGTGGGAACAGTGGGAGTGTCTACAGTTGGAATCACCTCAGATGGTGGAGTGTGTATTCTCAACGATGCTGGTGAATTGCAATATTATCTTAATGTTAATAACTCAGCATTTAAGGCTAATGGTGTCACCGCCTCAGATTTGACAGGCGGTGACGGCCAGGTGATGGTTCAAATTGCGAAGTTCTTTTACAGGTATTTTTACACTGGAACAACTCATACCTGGGAAGTCTCATTGACTCCTGCTGCTGGATTCAGTGTTCATCCTGCTTTCATAAAAAATGGTGAAGTGGTTGATTACAGATACATGGGTGCCTATGAAGGCATTGGTTGGGACGCTTCTGTGGCTGCTTATATCGACAGCACAAACGTAGCGGCTACAAACTGGTCAGGAACAACGATTGATTTAGTCAATGATAAACTTGGTTCTGTATCTGGGCTTTGCCCGATGACAGCAGAAACCAGAGCAGAATTTAGAGCCATCGCAGCGAACAGAGGTGTAGGCTGGAGACAGTTGGATTTTGATTTGGTTTCGGCTGCTATACTGATGTATATAACTGAATATGCTGATTGGAACTCTCAGGCTATGATCGGTGCTGGGCGTACCACATTGTCAGGGGGGTCTTCAGTCAAAGACAGTTATATTGGTACTACCGGGCTATCAAATAGTGATGGTAACGGGACTAACTCAGTGTCTAATGGAACTACTGCTGGGTTTTTAACAGATTACATGACGTATAGAGGAATTGAGAATCTTTTTGGAAACTCATGGACATGGGTTGATGGGATTAACCTCAACAAAGTCAGTAATGTGTATGTTTGTAATACAGATACTGACTTTGCTGACGGCACTGCAACGGGATATACAGATTTAGGAATTACAATAGCCCCGGTAGGTGGGTGGCAAAAATATATGACACAGCAGCCACGAGGATTTTTGTCTTCAAGCGCAGGTGGAAGTTCTACGACGTATATCACCGATTATTATTCTCGACCTGCCGGTTGGTGTGTTATGGCACTTGGAGGTCATTCGATTGATGGTGCTTATGCGGGGATCGCTGATTGTAACATGATCCAAACTTCTTCATATGCTAGTGCTTCTTTCGGCTCACGTTTGGCTTATTAATTTATGAATATATAAAAGGAAAATAACAAATGAAATCGAACTCAAAAGAATTACCAAATATTCAGTGGATCGAGTGTTTTGTCGGGTCAGCTCGAAAAATACAAGGACAATTTACCATTTAATGCTGTAATAAAAAAGATCAATAAATACTACACATTTTCATAAGAAACCAAAACAATGCCTAAAATAACAAAAACAAACGAACTCAAGATAGGCTTATGGGCTACACAATGTTGTCACCGTGATTTGCATAAAATAACAGAAGAAAAAGAAATCACAGATATCATCGACGACTGGGAAGAGGGTATATCCTATGACGTTTATGCGTCCAGAAAAGAAGCCTTGATAGATATTAGAAAATGCTTTGAAGACAAAACAGAATTATATATAATCGACAAAATGCTAAGAGAGGAGATGTGATGAAAACAAATTCAAAGAACTATCCGATGATACAACGCTTACAAGGCAAAATCCTTGTGCCAACTAACATAACCCAGTCAACAAACGAAGAGGGTGAAGAGTCATACAATTACTGGCAAGTAGCCTTTCCGTTGACATCAAAACTATCCAACGCCGAATTAACAGCAGCAGCCAATAAAGAATATGCAAAACTCAGTCAAATAAAAACTCTCGAAGCAGGTTGTCCAACAAGCCTTGGATTCAGGATTGATTGCATGGATAATAATGTGGCTGATTTTGATAAGACTCTTGGCTTGATAAGTATTTATCCCACAATGACAGAAGTCACCGTGAGAGATTATGACAACCTCAACCACACGATTACAGTCGATCAGTATAAGCAGATGTGCTTGGAACTGGGTGCGCATGTAATGACTGTCCGGCAGGCTTATTGGGCTGATGTGGATGCTGTGTAACGTTTAAGCGGGGACTCATGGTTCAACAAAACCCCGCCTAAATTATTAAGGATTAACACATAAAGCCGGAGTTAAAATGACTGAGCCAACGAGACGGTATAATGACGGAATTGAGCCAACGACTGACCACGATTTATTAATCAGGTTGAACACTAAAATCAGCACGATTTGTTTGTCCCAGGCAGAAACGAACCAGCATTTAAAGGATTTCACTGATAAGATAGAACTCAGGTGTGAGTCAAGATTGAAATTGATTGATAAAGTGAATGATAAAATCCTTGGCAAGTCAATATTCACATGGCTTTTGGGAATTGTAATTGTGGTGATTATGACGGTATTTTCAATAGCTGGGATTAATAAAGTTGAGATCGCAAAGTATCAGCTTATGATTGACGCAAACGCTGAACAAATCAAGTCAAATGCTGATGCTATAAAAATCTTAATTAGCTCTCAACAGAAGGACATAATAGAATGAATTTTGACAGCATAATTATTGAGTTTATCACGAACAATTATTTGACATTGACAATCATGTTCACGGCACTTAAAGGAGTGGCTAAAATAACTCCCTGGGCGTGGGATGATTCCATTGTCTCCCTGCTTTTTGGGGCTTTTAAGTCAATCAATCCGACGAAGAGTGTTGAAAAATGAATACTAAAAAAATACAAGATATGATCATTGACCATGAAGGATATAGGCGATTTCCTTACAAATGCACTGCAGGGGCCACCACTGTGGGATATGGTCGAAACTTGGACTCCAGAGGCATATCAGAAGATGATGCTCTGTATCTGCTCAACAATGATATCCGGGATTGCACTGCAGACTTGCTCTCCATTTTTCCTGATCAATTTGAATCATTCCCAGAAAATATCCAGCTGGTCCTGATTGACATGAGATTTCAAATGGGTTCCGGTGGGTTCCGAAAGTTTAAAAAGATGATCGCCGCCGTTAAGCGAGATGACCCCGGGGAAATGATAAGGCAGATGAAAGATAGTCGCTGGTATCGGCAAGTGCCTGGCAGGGCCGAGGATTTAATTCGGATGATCGAGGTGCTGTGAATCAAAAAAGGCCCACAACAGTCATTTGCTGTGGGCCTTTACTCTTATTCGTTTTCCATCCATGCGATAAGATTTTTCCATACCGATGCATTACAGCTATCACCGTAGGGCATTTCCCGCATGTTAAACCACACCTCTATTTCAGATTTGATATCCCGTTTGATTTGGGATTTTAGATTGTCTGATAACTCATTCCAATGGTTTTTAATCCAATCGCATATCAAACTTGGGGCGTATGATGCACGCCCGATTCCGTAACGTATACCTGCCAGGATAATAAAATCTGTGTCTCTGTCGTCGAGTATTTTATTATTCATGTTTCTCCTTTTCCGCATCGAGCCGGTAATCAAAATCAGAAATATCTGGCCAATCCGAATTATTGATATCAGTTTCCAGCCATTTTGAATAGTTGGCCAATTTCTCGAAATCTCTTGACTTACTACCTTTAAAATTTAGCCTGCAAGCATATTTTATGACGTTCCCGAGCAAGTATCCAATATACTGTTCATGCGTCAATTTTGCTTTGATAATTTCGATAGTTTCAATATTTCCTGTGTCATAATAATTGGATTTCTTGTCTTGACTCATTGTTTTGTTTTCCTTTGGGTTTAACCGTTCGTCTTCTTTTTTCCATTTAGAGGCAGTTTTCCATCCGTAAACATCGTCTCTATCGCAATATTCACACGTGTTTTCCGTTATATCTATCCCAGCTTTTGAAGCTTCTTCAATAAAATCTTTAATCATTTTGTTTCTCCCTTCATTGATGTTTTATTTGTTTTGGGTATCAAATATGAGCCGGCCATTTCCTTCCCAGATTTAAGCCGGTCAATATTCGTTTTTAATTTATAGTTTTCAGATTTTAATTTATAGTTTTCCGTAATTAGCTGTTGGTGCTTTTCTCTCAGTTCTTGGCCTGGGAGGATTATTATCCACGCACATGTGGCGATAACACCGATGCATATTCCGATGACTAACGATTTCATAATCCTCATACCTCCCCGTCTCTCAACTTAACCAAAAATCTGAAACAATCGGCGATGCTTGCTTTTGCGTTTTGAATGAGATGCATGCTGTTTATCTCTTTGAATTTTACAAGCATCTTGTCGTTAGCATTTACGTACGCCAGCACTTTTAGTGCCGTTTGAATCTCGCCTTTTGTCGGTTTTTTCATGATTTATCCCTTTCAAAAAACGCTGTTATAACCCAGTTATCCCTCATTACCACAGACCACCCCATGTACTCAATGATCTCATTATATCTGCTATATCGGCACAAACCATGCTTAATCACGGCCAACACAGTTGGTTTGAGTATTCCCCGGGCCGTCATCCGCTCAATTGCATGGCTGGTGAAATTTACTGCATGATCCAGTTCACGGGCCATATCCCGGTTCATGTCGCATCTTCCTCCTGGAGTTGCCAGCCGACCAATGTCCAGCCATCGACCTCCCTGGG